CTAATAAAATTGATATACCAACTCCTGAACAATACTTCAAACAGATATTAACAGGTGAGACACAACAACAGTCATTTTTATTAGGTAACGCAACTGCCTATACTTCTAATGAAGAAATTCTTTCAGTGTTTAACAGAGAAATTATGGATATAATGGAAGGAGAATTTTTAAAATTCACAAAATCATTATACGAATATTCTTCAGTTCAAGTTGGAAGTCAGGTTACTACTAAAATACAAGTAGATAAGTTGGCTATTAATAGCGATGGTATTTATAGAAATTTCCAATTATTAATGAGGGAGATGATGTCTATTGAAAAAGTTACCGACACTAACTCAACGTCATACACTAACGAAGTCCAAAGTAGACAACTATCTAAAGCTATTTCAACAATACAACAATTCTTAGAGTATGATGTTGTACTGAAGTACGGAAATCCTTCTAACTATAGTAGAAAACTTTTTGATAGTTTCTCAACAACAACATTTATTGAAGATAAGTTAACTTATCCACCATATATTCCAAATACATTACCAACTTCAGGTGGTACCACAACTTTAGCTCAGTCAGAGTCGGCATACCCACAATCTTGGAATAATTTAAGAACGTATATTGGTAATCCTACTGAATCGGGATATACGTACAGTGATAATGGTTCATATATTACAGACTTCTTTGTTGATATGAATATTGCATTCGCTCCTGATTCTGTTACCGAATTGGCCACTTTAATTAGAATATATGCTACTCAGAAAAAATTAGACCCAACAATGAATAAGATTAAATTTGTTAATTTAATTAATCAATACATTGCGGGTAATAAGTCATTTAGTGATTTAGTGTTTAATCAGTTAGCTCAAAAATTAAACACAGGTCTACCTAACGTTCAAGAGGTTAGAGAAAAAACAACAGAAACCGCAATACAAGGTGAACAGACTAAGTTAGATATCTATGAGGCGTTCAAAGGACTTAATGATACTTGGATTGCTGGTTACGACTATAGTGAGACAACATTCTTAGAGGACGTATTATTTTTAGATAGGGCTAATAGAAATATTGGTGATGATATTTTAATTGACCCTAAAAAAGTTCTTAACTTATTTTCAGAAGTTAATGAATCGTCAAGTGTTTACACTTACTTAGAATCTGTGTTAAATGTACATCATTTTATTTGTATGATGCACCCTGCGTATATTAACTATTATAATGTACAAGAGGTACAACAAAATAGTGTTCCTAAAATTGAAGGTACTTTAGAATTTGGTAATACTTTATTTGGAACATACTTAAATGTTGATGCTAGAAAGGCTTCACCAAAATTAGTTTGTACTTACGCTGCGGAACCAAGTAAACATCCTGAAATGGGTAAAAACAATAACTATAGATTTAAATCAGATGCGTTTGATTTAACTAGAGTTAGTGATATGCCTTTAACTGATAAATTAGATGGTAAAACCGATTGGGGATTATCTAATAGAGTTGTCGGGTTTAATGTTGATATTGGTATTACAAATCAAAATATCTTTTATCATTTTGACGTTTCCCAAGATTTAGGTAAAGAGACTACTGAATCATTAACCGCTACTGATGACTTAATTAGACAGTCTAACGGTAAGACAACCGCAACTCAAAACGTATCACTTTGGAATTTTTATAGAAACAGAGCCTATCAATGTAGAGTTCAAACATTAGGTAATGCTATGATTCAACCTACAATGTATTTCAATTTAAGACACGTACCTATGTTTACGGGTCCTTATTATATTATGGATGTTAAACATAATATCACACCTGGTAAATTTGAAACGACATTTACGGGAATAAGACAACAAGTTTTTGCTTTACCAAAGTTAGAAAGTTACATTCAAACTCTAACCGCTAAAATTCTAGAAGAGGTTATCTCAGGATTAAACCAAAAATTAAATTCTTCGGGTAATGTAACGACAACAACTACAACATCTAATAATAATACTAATACATCTAACCAATTAAGTAGTAATACGTTTGTTATTAATAATAGTCAAAACTGTAAAGACGCACTTAAAGAGTTTTATGAAAAACAATCTTATACTTTTGGAACACAATCTCAAACTGAGTTAACGGTTAAACAAGTTATTGATGGTATTATGGCGAACATCACACAAGCTTCTACGACGAACGCATTATTAATCGCAAAATATTTGGCGTTTGTTACTTGTTATTTAGAATCATATCAAAATAATCAATTTATTTGTTGGAATAACAACTACGGTGGAGCGACATTAGATTATGTTTGGTCAGGTAATCTATCAACATTCTTTAACAAAGAATATGTTTGTCAATCAAATGCCAATGGAATTGAATTACCATTTGCGGTATTCTCTTCACCTGAAAATCATTTTAAATTTTTAGGTGCGAGATGGGCACCAATTGCAACGGGTATTAATTCTTTAACACCTGAAAACCTAACTAAAGCTTGGATAACTAAATGGAGTAGAGCGGTAACACCTGCACAATATAACTCATATGTTACTAACCAAAGTGTGGAATATAATAATATATTAGATAAAGTAAGACAGGCAGTAACAATGGCATCTGCACTTGGATTACAATAATTTGATAATTTTAATAAACTGAAGATATTTATATATAAAAATAAAGTTATGAACGTAAATAATGCCTTAGATACCTACTTAAATAAAAGAGGTAGATATTCAGAAAAAGAAATCGGAAACGGAGATAAAGAAGTTTGTGATTTAGAAACTAATGAGTGTTATACTGTTAGAATGAAAGACGGTTTAATTGAAAGAGTGGATAACACTAAAACAACAAATAAAAAAATTCAAGTTGAAACATCTCACGGTGTTAAACAATTATTAAATGGTTAATAATATGTCAATCGATAAAAAAATACTCGAAGAAATCAGAAGATACCAAGGTATCAACAATTATATAACAGAACAAGAGGCGGCACCCGCTGACCCAGCTCTTGATTTAGGAGCGGTACCACCAATACCTGGACAACCAGAAGTAGGTGGTGAAGTGGCACCTCCAGCACCTGATGCTACGGCACCTGATGCTACGGCACCTGCGGAACCTGAAGTTGTAGATACAACTAATGACCCTGATGTTGAAAAACTTAACAGTGAAGGTGAACCTGAAGGAGAGTCTGAAGAAACTGATACTGAAGAATTAGACATTACTGATTTAGTTGATAGTCAAAAAAAGATTTCTGACAAACAAGATGAGTATTTCGATAACTTATTTAAACATTTAGAAAATTTAGAAAACAAATTAGGCGAAATGGATGAATTGATGAACAAAGTTAATTCATTAGAAGCTAAGTTAGAAAAGTATAGACCAAAAACTCCACAAGAAAAATTAGAGTTAAGAAGTTTAGATTCAGGTCCTTATAATCAAAAACTATCGGATTTTTTCATCGATAAAGAAGGTGATATGGAAAAGTCAGGTAAGAATGAATATATTCTAACTACAGATGAAGTTGAGAATTTTACACCATCTGAAATTAGAACATCTTTTACTCCTGAACAACAAAAGAATTTTGGAATTTAAGTTTGACAAAACGGTTTGTTAGTCTTATATTTTGGTTACAAATAAGTAATTAAAATTTTAAAAAACAAACTATTATGATGTCAACATTAGATTCAGTCTTAGCTCAGTACGAGAAAGCACAACAGTCAGGTACTTCAGGCGGTAACAGAATGTCTATGGATGAGCGAATGAAAAAGTATTTCGCAGCAATTCTTCCACAAGGACAAAATTCAGCACAAAAACGTATTCGTATCCTCCCAACTAAAGATGGTAGTTCACCATTTGTTGAGGCTTGGTTTCACGAAGTACAAGTAGGTGGTCAATGGAACAAACTTTACGACCCATCAAAAAACGACAACGAGCGTTCACCTCTAAACGAGGTTTATGAGGAACTTATCTCAACAGGTAAGGAATCCGACAAAGAACTTGCAAAACAATACAAATCACGAAAATTTTATATCGTTAAAGTAATCGACAGAGATAAACCTGAAGATGGTGTTAAATTCTGGCGTTTTAAACACAACTACAAGAACGAAGGTGTTCTTGACAAAATCATTCCAATTTGGAGAGCTAAAGGTGATATTACTGACCCTGAAAAAGGTCGTGATTTAATCATCGAATTGGCTAAAGCTAAAACACCTAAAGGTAAAGATTATACTATTATCCAAACAGTTATGTATGATGACCCAAGTCCTGTTCACGAAGAGAAGGGTACAATGGACTCTTGGATTAATGACGAGTTAAGTTGGAGAGATGTATATTCTAAAAAACCTGAGGATTACTTAGAAGCAATCGCACGTGGAGAAACTCCAAGATGGGATTCAGACGCAGGTAAATACGTATATGGTGATAGTTCTACTTCAGAAATGAGTATGGGTGGTGGAACAAGTGCATCATCATCATATGTTGACCCACAAGCGAACGCTGAACCTGATGACGATATGCCATTCTAATAAAAAACTATTGAGCTTGGACATTTGTATAGACATAGTGTCCAAGCTCTTTCTTTTTAACTAAAAAACAAATAATAACATAGACATATGGCAATTAAAAAAACAGATTTTAAATCGATAAAGAATAAATTCTCAACATCCGCAAAATACAAACCACAAAGATTTTTTGATTTGGGGGCTGACTTTTTGGATGCGGTAGGATTGCCAGGACCTGCTATTGGACATTTAAATATGTTCTTGGGTCACTCAGATACGGGTAAAACAACTGCGTTAGTTAAGACTGCGGTTGATGCTCAAAAGAAAGGTATATTACCTGTATTCATAATCACCGAACAAAAATGGTCTTTTGAACACGCAAAACTTATGGGTTTTGATTGTGAAGAAGTTGTTGACGAAGAAACAGGTGAATTAGATTGGGATGGATTTTATATCTTTAATAATAACTTTGACTATATTGAACAAATCACTGATTATATTAACGAATTATTGGACGCACAAGAAAAAGGTGAGTTAGATTATAGTTTGTGTTTTATGTGGGATTCAGTTGGTTCTGTTCCTTGTAAGATGACTTACGAAGGTAAAGGTGGTAAACAACACAACGCATCTACATTGGCGGATAAGATTGGTATGGGTATTAACCAACGTATTTCAGGTTCACGTAAAGCGGACTCAAAATATGAGAATACATTAATCATTGTTAACCAACCTTGGGTAGAATTACCTGATAATCCTTTTGGTCAACCTAAGATTAAGGCTAAAGGTGGTGAAGCAATTTGGTTGAACTCATCATTGGTATTTTTATTTGGTAATCAAAAAGGTGCGGGTACGACTAAAATCACTGCAACAAAAGACAAACGTACAGTTAAATTTGCATCAAGAACTAAAGTGTCTGTATTAAAGAACCACATCAATGGTTTAGGATACGAGGACGGTAAGATAATCGTTACACCTCACGGATTTATTGCGGGTAAAGAAGCGTCAGAAGAAAAGGCGTCAATTGAAAAGTACAAAAAAGAATACGCAGATTATTGGAAAGAAATCATCGGAACTGATGGTGACTTTGATTTGAGAGAAGAAAAAGAATTCTAACACTTTAAATAAACTTAAGTGACTAAAACATTATTAGTTGACGGTAACAACTTATTAAAAATTGGATTTCACGGGGTAAAAGAATTTTACCACAAAGGGGAACACGTAGGTGCTATATGGCATTTTATTAACACTCTTCGTAAATTCATTGAAGAATACAATTACGACAAAGTAGTCGTATTTTGGGATGGGGAGGGTAGTTCTTCCGCTAGGAAATTAATATATCCACAATATAAAGAAAACAGACGTTCCGAAGAAAACGAATACAAACAAGATTCATTTTACCAACAAAAAGAAAGGGTAAAACAATATCTTGAGGAAATGTTTGTAAGACAAATTGATATTGACAATAATGAGGCTGATGATTTAATCGCTTATTATTGTCAAATATCAAACGATGAAAATAAGACTATATTTTCATCAGACAGAGACCTAACACAATTGATATCAGATAAAGTATCAATCTATTCTCCAAACACTAAAACTATGTATAAGAATGGTGATAAAATAAAAATTTATCACTATGAATTTCCACATCAAAACATTAAGACATATAAAATATTGTCAGGTGATAAATCAGATAATATTGATGGAATCTATTATTTAGGTGAGAAAACTTTAGTTAAATTATTTCCCGAGCTACTTGAAAATACAGTTAATGTTTCCGATATTTTAACAAAGGCAGAAGAAATGTTTGAATCGGATAAGAACAATACCGCTCTTAAAAATTTACTAACTGGTAAAACAAAAAGTGGTATATTTGGAAACGAATTTTTTGAAATCAATGAAAAAATCGTAGATTTGTCTAATCCTTTAATAACTGACGATGCTAAAGAACTTGTTGAACTATATTATCGAGAATCATTAGACCCTGACGGTAGAGGTTATAAGAATTTAATTAAAATGATGATGGAAAACGGATTCTTTAAATACCTACCAAAAGGAGACGATGCTTGGGTCAACTTTATTAAACCATTTATGAAATTAACTAGAAAAGAAAAAAGAAATTATCAAACAAACAAATAAATTATGAAAGAACAAGAAATCACAAAGATGGAGTTACTTTTAACTCTAAACGACAAAATCATCGTTCAAAGATTTTACAATGTAAAAGGGTATAACCCTAATTCAAAAAACTCTTTAGAGTTGTATGAATTTTTAAGTGAAGTTAAGGAAGACCTTGCTTTAGATTTGAAAACAAAAACTGTGATTTATATGATGGATAATATGAATCAAATCATTGAAGATGAGTCAGTGTTAGACACATCAATGACTAATGGTCCTGAGTACTTTAACATCTACATTAAGTTAGGTGAACAGACACTTTGTCATAGACAATTTGACGCTAAATTATACCCACCAAAGGTAAGATATACCGTTGACGTACGCCCGTACCTAAAAAACATTCTA